CACACTTAGACCAATAAATCAATTGTTTATGATTCGTGACGTATTTGATGCAACTAACAATTATCCTTATGTTGCGCCTAATTTTAATTTATGGTATATGCAATTTTATCGGTTTTTACAACCACCGCCAGATATTAATTTAGATATAAATTCATATACAGACCAACGAACGTTATGGAATGCGGATATACATTTAAATTGCACATATTGTTTTTTATCTAATGAAGAAGAACGTCTATTTGCTTTACAAGAACAAAAATACTTAATTAAACAAGTAAAGGAAAAAATATTTCCTAATGTAACTGGCCCAAATAAAGTGGAATTAGATTCCTTAGGTATGATTTCTAACTGGTTGTTTTATTTCCAACGTAGCGATGCTAATTTAAGGAATGAATGGTCCAATTATACAAATTGGCCATATAATTATATGCCTGTTAATGTAATACAAGCGCCTACATCTGGTGCATATGTGGTTTATAAAACTATTAATGGTGTGTTAACGCCGGTAACTATAGGCCCAGGTGTTAATCCAAATGGCACATTAACTGGACTTGTGGTTAACCAAACATATAATCCACAAAATGACAAATCAATATTGGTTGCTCTTGGCATTTTGTTAGATGGTTCATATAGAGAAAATATACAACCTGCAGGAATATTTGAATATATTGAAAAATATGTGCGAACAACAGGAAGTGCCCCGCAAGGGTTGTATTGCTATAATTTTAGCATTCATTCAAATAATGCGGATTTACAACCGTCAGGCGCTATAAATATGAGTAGATTTAACCAAATTGAATTAGAGTTTACTACAATAATTCCACCACTGGATCCTTTAGCACAATCATTGACTATATGTGACCCCGAAACGGGCACTATAATTGGCATTAATAAACCAACTTGGAGAATTTATGATTATAATTTTGATTTGCATTTTTTTGAAGAACGAATAAATGTTGTTAACTTTATTGGCGGAAATGTTGGATTAATGTACGCAACCTAAATGCTAAATACTCGCATTTGCAGCTGGAGGCATTGTTTCATAAAACATACCCGTTACAGATGTGGTTAATGGATAATTTGGTTCATAATATGACAATTTACTTTTATAGGCAATAGGAAAAGCATTTGAATTTCCTTCATTATACTTATCAGCAGATTCTCTTTTTTTATTATACAATTCTAACCCAGCATTAAATGATTTTTTCCAATTATCTACACCTTGATATGGTTGCACTATTTGTGCATTTTTTGAACCTGGATAAATCTCAGCAAAATCAATGTTATGTCCATTAAACCCCGTTGTTAGTGGGCTATATTGAAGACCTTGTTGTCCTAATTTTCCTGTTGCGTCATATGAATCTACATTAGATGAATTTGTGTTGTTAGTTGTAGTAGTTGTAGCAGTTGTATTTTTTGGAATTGGTTTACAACCAAAACAATCAATGTCCGTTGAACATTGTTCTCGTGTAATTGCGCATTGCGCATTTGGCCCACAAAAATTTTTACAACTTAATGTGTTGTTAAGGGGTAAATTTACAGTATGACTATATAGTGGTGAATTTAAATCTTTTATTTGTTGTGTTAACCCCTCTAATAAAGATGTGTTATATAATAAATGCAATCTACATAACAAATATATAACTAATCCTATTAATATAACAATTAATATATTTATAAAATTGTATTTAATGCTCATATATACAATTTTAAAATATTAAAATTAAATAAATGAAATTTAATATATATTAATTATAACAAATGGCACCAGAAGATAACGCAATTAACGATAAAAAAACAGAAGATACAACATCTAATAAAAATGCCTCGTCAAATTTAAAATCATTTGCTTCAAGTTATGCATATAGTATATTCATAACAATTTTATTGCTTATTTTTATAATTGGAACATTAGGGTTATATACAACAAAGGTAGCGCAATCAAATATATTACCAGACAACATTAATTTAGCTCCATATACTAATTTAGGTCGTGCATTAAATGATATTAGAGTAGATATAAATGTTATGAGACCCTCCTTGTTAAGTGATTATAATAAGTGTTTTTCTCAAAAAGCGATATTTGATTCGCAAGCATATTTGAATACATTTAAAAATGGGTTTTTATGTTATTTAAAAAAGAATGCTGACCCGACAAAGGGAATGTTTGCTAATGCACCATTATTTTTTTCTTATGTATGTGACAGCATGGTTTCTGCAAATTTTGCGGCAATTAATGCAATATTTTTATATTTAAGTTATTTACCTGAATGGGCTATAATGATGTTTTATGGTTTTTTTGGGTTGTTTATATGGATAGGGTTATATTTTTTTAATATGATTATATGTGTGTTTTATCATTTTGTAAATATCCCGCAATTTTTTAGAACAACCTCAGCAACCGATTCCACAAAATGGGAAGCTTCTAATAAAATTAGTTTTTTCCACATTACAAAATTATTATTATTGTGTGTCTTTTGGTTGCCAGTGTTAGTATCATTATGTATAATGCCTATATTTTTTACATTTTATGGTTTATTATCGCCATTATTTGCTACATATTCTATCAATAAAAGTCAACCTCATAATGTATTTGATTTTATAAGAGACACATTTGTATATAAAAAGTTTTTCTTTTTTATTTTAGCAACACTAAGTTTAATAAATAATGGAACAAAATCATTTGGCAATTCTTCATTAATTGTTATAATTATTGCAATATTTATTGCTTATATAATGGGGTTATATAATAATGAGATGCCAACAGATAGAGTAGATGGGTTTTCTATTGGAATTAAAGAAAAAATAAAAAAAGCGTCAATTAATGGTGTTAAAAGCAAACAACCGCTAGACATATGCAACAAACAAATACCTATAAGTGATGATATAAATGGTGGGTTGCTTCCAGAAAATTCAGGTGATATTGAACTAACAACACAAACTCCTGCTACTACAACTAATCCTGATACTACAACAAATCCTGATACTACAACAAATCCTGATACTACAACAAATCCTGATACTACAACAAATCCTGATACTACAACAAATCCTGATACTACAACAAATCCTGATACTACAACAAATCCTGATACTACAGGCCCTGCTACTACTACTGTTCCTGCTCCTGCTACTACTACATATCCAGTCCCAACTGTATTTAAGTCTTCTCCTACAAACCCATAAACCATTAGGCAATATACCACGTACAAAAGGGTACATCCACCAATTAATAACTTAAAAATAACTTACTAAATTAATAACTTAAAAATAAGTTATTCATTTATTTATTATGGGACATAAAAAAAATAAGAATGCAAAAAAACACAAACAATCATTATTGCTACCATTTGTTAGTATATGCACTCCAACATTTAATCGTCGCCCATTTATTCCTTTTATGATAAAATGCTTTGAACATCAAACTTATCCAAAAAATAGAATTGAATGGATTATTATTGATGATGGAACAGACCCTATTGGCGAGCTTGTAACACATATTCCGCAAGTAAAATACTTTTACTATGAAGACAAAATGATACTAGGAAAAAAACGCAATTTAATGCATTCCAAATGTAAAGGAGACATTATTATTTACATGGATGACGATGATTATTATCCACCTGAACGCATTTCACACGCTGTAGATACTTTACAACAAAATCCATCTTATTTGTTAGCAGGATCATCTGAAATGCATATTTATTTTGAAAGTCTAAATAAAATTTTTCAATGCGGTCCTTATGGCACTTATCATTCTACTGCAGCAACATTTGCGTTTAAAAAAGAATTATTGCAACATACCGAGTATGACGAAAATAACGCATTGGCAGAAGAAACTAAATTCACAAAAGGATATACAATTCCATTAATACAATTAGATACTTTGAAAACTATCTTAGTATTTTCTCATAAACATAATTCACTTAATAAAGAAAAAATGTTAGAAAATATGGAACTTACAAAAACAAAACCATCTAGTTTTACTATAGACGATTTTATTAGCGAACCTATTTTAAAAGAGTTTTATACACAAACCATGAATTCTTTATTAGAAAATTATGAACCAGGAAGACCAGAAAATAAACCAATTTTAATGGAACAAATCAAACAAATGGAAATTGAACGTGAAAATAAAATAAACGCTTATAAAAAACACATTGAAATATATAATAATGCTATAAATAATAATGCTATAAATAATAATGCTATAAATAATAATGCTATAAATAATAATGCTATAAATAATAATGCTATAAATAATAATGCTATAAACAAAGCAACCACAACATATATTCAAAATTCTAATAACATTTGTAATAAATGCAATGCTACTAATATAATTAAAGAACTTCATAAAGAATATGAAAAAAAACTAGATGACAAAAATTTGTTAATTGATAAACTTCTTAAAAAAATAAAAGAACTTAGTTAAATATATTCATAAAAAACAACTTAAAAACCATTTGATATAATGTATTACAATAATATAAACATGTATGAAGTTGAAGAAAATATTATTCATTTTGACGAACCATTGGTAAAAACTGATAAAAATCGCGTTAAACACAAGGTTCAAGTATTGTCAGGAAAATATTATAAAAATGTAATTGTGGAAAGCTATGGTTCTGGTTGTCAAGGTTCTAGAATTAGAAACGCATTTACAGGAATTTATTATCCAGATGCTTGTTATAAAGTTGGAAGTATTTATGACGACATATTATTTAAAATTATTGATTCAACTGCTGTTGATGGACGACGAGAACCTCTAATGCTATATTATGATAATCCAGAGCAATATGAACGACATCAACACGCAACACTTAGTCAACAAACCAAACAAGCTTGGACTGATAAACAACTAACAATTAACGTCTAAGTATAATACAACTAATATATTTATATAAAATGAACATAAATATATCAAATTACTTAAATACATTAAACCACAAACCACATGTTTCAAATAACTCCTAAAATATTAGGGTTTGGAATTGTAGCAAGTATTGGATTATTAAGTTATTTGTGTTTGAAAACACAAAAAAGCAAACCAAAAAATAGTTATATAAAATCAACACGAGAGACAATTAGCATTTTTAATCCACCAATGTCGTATCCATTTAAAGTTCAATATCGTAAATTAAAAGAAGACCCTAATAAACAAGCAAATATAACGGTTGATGTTGATGTTGACGTAGATGCCGATGTTAATGCGTTTAGAAAAAACTCATAAATATAAATAAACTATCAATGCCTTTTGATGCTATTGTTACAAATGAATCTTGAACAAAGTCAAACCAGTCGCAAGTATAGTCTATACTTTTAGTAAAAAAATTTTCAATTGGCGCTATTAATAAACTAACAAATAGCGTTCCTAAAAACAAATTTATATATATAACTGAAATGATGCCTGCACTAACTAACAACCAAGTTTTTTTAAACAATGTAATAATCATACCAAAATGTATTAATTATATTACATATATTACATATAATTGGTTTTAAGTAGTTTTATTATTATTAATGTTCACCATCACAATCAACTTCACTTATGTTGTCACATTCATCATTCATATTAATATGTTCATTGTCACACGCATTTTCTGTTGTATATTTTTCTAAATATCTATAAATACGATTAACATCTAACTTTGATATATTATAATTTTCAAATAATGCAAATATTTCAACATCATTATATTTAGTTTTTAAATCTAAAAAAAATGCAAACATATCATTTTTATCCATTAACAATTCTTGACACAAATTTTGAATAAATATATAATTATTATATTCTGTTGAATATTTTGTTAGTACTTTTGTAAACCGAACCTCAGTTGGATTAAACGTTTGTTTTTTTATAAAAGTATTATGATATTCTTTATTATTTTTAAAAGTCTTTATTAATGAACTCATTTCATTAAATTGCCATATTTGCTTTTGAAACGTAACTCTATCTATATAATCAGCAAAACACATATTGTCTAATGCTTTTAAATAAAATGGTATTGAAATACTTTTATCAGTCTTCCCCAACACATCTATTATATTTTCGTGCCATAATAACCCAACTATTGTTCTATCTGTTTCATTCATCAATGTTAAATGATCATTAAATTCACACTTGCTATTTATTAATTTTTTTGTTATTTGTTTTGTATTATCATTGTATGACTTTGTTAAAAACACGTGTTTTAAAGTATCATTGTTAATTAGCATTTCATTTTTATTATCTTTAGTGGTTGAATCATTTAAAAATAAATTATACATAATATTTAATTTTCTTAGATCCCCTTGGATAAAACAAATAATATTTTCCTTTATAGATGCTTCTAAACTAACAAATGATGGAATTAAATTATGCATAATTGTTGTTATTTGTGGTTTGGTTGGCATTTTTAATTCAATTGTATTACAAACCTTCATTAACTCTTTTATTTTTTTATCCATATAATGGTTGCCTATACATATTATTATATTCAAAGTGGATTCTTCCGTGCGTTGTTTTTTTGTTTTTTTAGGCCTTATAATTTTTATTAATGAATTTATACCACCCTTGTCACCATTATTCATACCATCTATTTCATCCATAATTATTGCTATTTTTTTTATCTTTTTATGAAACATACTCATAATATTCTTATCCGCCATATTATGGTTTGTAATAGTGTCTATTATTGACTTGTTACGAATATCCCCTGCATCATATCGTATTACATCATAATTCATTTCATTTAAAATATTCATTATAAATGTTGTTTTTCCTGAACCAGGGTCGCCATAAACATATAAACCACGTTTAGTCATTATATTATGTTTATTATTTTCAAACTCATTTAACAGGTGTTTTATTTTAGCCACTTCATTTTCTCTATTTAATAAATTATTTATATTTAATGTATTCATATTATATGTTTAACAATATTCTTTTTATGTTGATTTTTTCGTAAACCAAGTTCTTGTAAAATATGTATAATTAATTTACGACATTTTTCAGACTCAAATTCATTACAATATTCTTCCATAAAAAACAAATAATTTTGATATGTCGTTTGCTTATAAAAATAATTTTTTATATTGCAGCTCCATTGAATATTATTTTCATATAATAATTGTTCAAATACAAAATCATTATCTTGTCTTGCCATACACCGTATATAATTTTCTATTTTTGTTTTGTTAATGTATTTTCGTATTAAATGATGTTCGCATAAATAATTCTGTTTATTTAAAAATATTGTTATCGTTTTTGGTATATAAGAATAAATAATATTTATAAGTTCATTAGATAATTTGTTTACATTTGTTAGTAATAATTGATTTTCCATTTGGCATTTTTGTCGTGTTAGTTTATAATCGGCATTTTTTGTTTTTTGCAACATAATTGAATTCATATTATAATATATTATATTATATTGTAATATAATACACAATTTTTAAGCATTATTATTTTGTTATTTATCGTTATTGGTTGTTATTGGTTGTTATTGGTTGTTAGTTGTATTAGATGTATCACAAGGATTTGCAATGCCCGATGTTATACCATCCCACGTTACTTGACACGCTGTCGCCCAATTATATTTAGCACAAAGACCATCATTGTCTG